TGAGCGTCTTGTGCAGGAGCCCGTGCGCCTTTGTGCGCTGCATCTCTGTCACCGGACTCTTCCAGATGCAGATGCGAGAGTGAAACAGGAAGTCATGCTTCCAAAACGCGCGGATGATCTCGCCGCTGAAGTCTTGGAACTGGATGGATCCAGTCTTCCATTTCGTGGAAAGCAAATCCACGCAGTGCACCGCCACTTCGCGCCCCGGCTGCATGATCCGTTTGATCTCTTGAATCAAAAAATCAAAATGCACCATAAAATCCGCCATAGAGTCACAGTTGCCCATGTCTTGCGGGTCGTTTGAGTAAGTGAACAAGTCGGCAAATGGCGGGCTGAAAACTGAAAAATCAATCGAGCCCGTCGGGATCGTCTTGGCAACTCGGACACAGTCGCCGTGGTGCACTGTCCAATTCTTGCCTGAGCAACTGTCCACTCCTGTTTTTGCTTCCACTGTCTCGGACTTCTGAAAAGTCATTTCTGATGCTGCTAGTTTCATGTTCTCTTGCATTTTCTCATGTTGCTCAATTTTGCGTCTGATTGATTGAAGGATGGCCCCTTCCGTCTTTGCCTGCACGATGTAGGCGTTCACCTCTTGCGTTTGCCCGAACCTGTAGGAGCGTCTGAGAGCTTGGTAGAAGTCCTCAAACGAGTAGCTAAGTCCCACAAACGCCACGTTGCGGCAGTGCTGCCAGTTGAGCCCAAAGCCAGCAATGCTCGGCTTGGTAATGATGACGCGGGCGCGGCCTTGGCTGAAATCGGACAACAAAGACTCTTTGCGTGATGGCGCATCTGATCCTCGGACTTCGATAGCATCTGGGATTCGCTGCGCGAGATTGTCGGCCTCGTCGTTTGTGTTGCACCATACTATCCAAGGTTCATCTGATCCGTTCACGAGATTTGCAACAGCATCCGAACGATCTGCCGATGTCATGCGCATTTCGCGGTGCATCGTCGTTGCTGATAGTGTCGCGATACGAAACAAGTCCTCCCCAGTGTCTGTGCTGATGTCAGCGTCCACAAAGATGGTTTGCATGTTGAGTGCAGGCAAATCATAGCCGTCGTTTGCAAATCCAATGTCAGACGGTTTTGAAACGCACGCGGCCCAGCTTGCCAGCCACTTCCAGAACTGGCTCTCAGCGTGCTTTTTAAGCCGCCAGTCGCCAGTGTTGAATGTGTCATTAACAAAGAATGTCGCGAGCATCTGAGCAGGTGAGCATATCCCGAGAAAGTCAGCGTGCTGTCCCAGTTCGGTATAGTCGTTCGGTGATGGTGTCGCGGTACACGCCAGCCTGTAAGGAGTCTGCGAAAAGGCATCTGTCAGTGCTTTTCTCGTTTTTCCTGTAAATGATTTGAGAATACTGCTTTCGTCCAATACCACCCCGGCAAACACTGAGCAGTCAAAATGCTCTAATTTCTCGTAGTTCGTGATCCAAACTCCCGGGGCGGTAATTTCGTCTCCGCTGGCAATCTGCTTTGCCTCGATGCCAAACTTCTGCGCTTCCCGTGCAGTTTGAGATGCCACCGCAAGCGGAGTCAGGATAAGCACGCTGCCGCCGGTGTGTCTTACGACCTGGCTCGCCCATTCGAGCTGCTGAGCAGTCTTGCCGAGCCCGCAGTCTTCAAACAGTGCGCAACGCCCTTTCCTGACCGCCCAACGCACAATGTGCGCTTGCCAATCAAACAGCGGAGCGATGAGCGGCAAGGGTTCAAACCCAGTATCACGCACGGTTTTTTGTTTGCCTAGGATATAATCGTCGTAGGTCATTCTTTGTGTTTGGTTCAGTTTTTCTTCCTGCTCTTTCCCAGCTCGCGCATCTTCCGGCGCGCAGCTTCTCTCGTGCACGGCATTGTGCAGGTCTTTGCTGGCAATTTTGTGCGCGAGTAACGCCACGGGAATTTAATTCCGCAGATGATGCAGGTCTGCGGCGGTCTTGGCTGCCGACGCAATGCCGCTTCGGTGACTTGCTTTGCCTGATACCTGCGCCCGCACTCTCGCGTGCAGCAGATCTCCTTGTTCGCGCGCTGGAACATAGTGCCGCAGTGCGCACACGCTTGCTTTGGTCGGTCAGCAATCCAGCAAGCCCGGCAGGCGGTCAGGTTGATGTGAATTATTTCACCGCACCTGCACGGTTTTGTAGTTGGGCCCGTGTAGGCCAACTTCGGCTTCGGTGGCAATACAACCACCGGTTCGGGACGCTGAATCAATCCTGCTTTAATGGCAGCCTCCACGGCTGCGGGGAAGCTGGCGAGCAACTGCTCGTGCGTTTCTGGCTCTGGTTCCGGTTCCGGCAACCGAACCAGCCCATTGGCAATCGCGGACTGGATCAGTCGAGGCAAATCCAGTAACTGCGCCTTTGCCACTTCCTGCGGCGTCCAGTCCCGCACTGCGTAACTAGTCCGCGTTGCGGGACTCCAGCAGGGCTTGCCATTCATTGAGCCGTGCATGCCGCTCACAGTAAGTCTCCCTTCCAGAGCGCGCCAATGGTCAGCACTATGAGCGCGGCGATGGTCAGCGCCTCGCCTAGGCACTCGGCGCGCTGAATTGCAACGAGGTCAGCCAACAACAGGCAGCCAAGCCCGCAGGCGTAGGCCACGGAGCGTTTGCGACAATTGGGTGTTGGTGGCTTTTGCGGGCCTTGGTACGGGCCACTGGAGTAGTGGGAAGTGCTCATCGGATTAGCGGGCAAAGATTGCAGTCTCAATGCGCACCACGGTCAGGTCGGTGTGCATACCTTCGCGGCGCAAAATACGCTCTGCGCCGCGATATGTGAGCCGCCGCGAACGGATAATATGGCGAGTGGATTGCTCGCCGGTTGCGCAGTTGGAGAGGGTGATCGTGTGGAGGATGTTCATCGTTTTTGGGTTTGGTTTCAGTTGGAATTACCGGCCAATCTGCGCTGCCGTAAAAATGCGGCGCTCGGACCAGAGCGGCTGGCCAGACTTGCCGGTGGCGGTAATCGTGGCGCTGTAGCTGCCATCCTTGCGGCGGCGGATGTTGCTGAGGTATCCGGTGCCGTTGCGGCCGATTTTGTAGGGTGCGAGGATCGTGTTCATTGTCGTTTTTGGGTTTGGTTGTTCACTCTCAGACGAAGGACGGCCTCGTCAGCACCCGCCTTACGGGTGGACGCCCCGGAGGGCGTTTCGGCCTAGGCTGTTTGAGATGTTACTCTCCAACCGCTGCCCATCAAATCGTAGGCTAAATTGATGGCGTATTCGGCGCTGATGCGGCCAGAATAGAGATAGCGATTGTTCATCGTTTCCTCGATTGAAACATCGCCAGGGGAAAACCAGCAATCAGAGAGGGTAATTGTGGAGGTGATGTTGTTGCGTTCGATGGAGAGCTTCGTTGTCATGGGCCCAACTATACGCAGCAAAACACGCTTGGCTAGCTATTTTTTGCAATTTTTTTCGCACGCTTTAACGCGTTTATTTCCCGTGCTTTAGGACGCGGCTTGGAAGCATTCCTGCGCGCTGCCTCTGCTTTTTTTTCCGATTTTGCAGCGCCTCCAAGCCGTCCGATCTCCCGGCAATGCTCGCGAAGTGTTTTTTCAGTACTCATTTTTCCTGTAAACGGTTGATTTACTGGTTTTTCTGTTGCTCAATTTTTTCTAGAAACAGCTCGGCTGTCTTTGCAGCTACAGAGAAGACCAACGATCCCGATTTTGGCGTGCCGGTGCAAAAAAAGTGCCCGTTTACTTCGGCCACCACCAGTAGCCTAGTCGCTTTAACATGGTCAGCCGTAAGTTCGCCCGCCGTTTTGAGCGCCAGCGTAATGCGGCGCGATTCCTTTTTTGTCATCCTTGCAAGCTACCAAAGCTCGCTTTGCTGTCAAATTACTGTCGCAAGTGCCTTTGTTTCAAGAGGGGAAACTACAAAACCCTGTCGCAGGCTCTCCCTGCGCACCATACGGTCACCTGCGGGGACTCAGTCCCAAATCATTCGCCGAGCATTGCTAGCCCAGCTTCAAAAAGATCGGCTTCCTCGTCCCTGCGTCGCCGCAGTCCCCGAGACTCCGGCCAGAGCCGCTTCATGGCGCGGAACTGGTCTGGTATATGCTGCCATTCCCGCACGCGCATGAGGTCGCGGATGGCTGCCATCTCGATGCGCCGGTCGCCCACCAGCGATGGTCCC